TATTATCAAGGGAAGCGCTCGACGCAAGTCCCGCAAGCTCGGGAACACGTTCAACCGGTGCGTCAAATCCGTCCGGTCGACGGTTCGGGCCCGCAAAGGGTCAACCAAAGAATCGGCCGCCATTGCCATCTGCACCAAGTCTGTGCTCCAGACCCGGGGTCGTACGATGAAGCGCTATCGCAAGGGAAGGCTGATTACGCAGAAGAAGTTCCGAGGCGGAGGGTGGGGTACGTGCTCGTAAAAAGTCGGGAGCAAAGACAAAGATGACGCACAAACGTGGCCATCGAACTCGTCGTCGTAGCTCTATGCAGGGCGGTTTGGGGACTCGGAAGAAACTCGGTGAACTGCTGACCGATACCAGTGCCTATCCGAACGTACTTCCCGAAATCAAGAAGGGAATTCTCGACAATGCACTTGTTTCGATTACGTTGTCAGAGAAAGGAGCATGGGCCCCCTTTCGAAATACGGCAAAGGCTGTGGTTCAGACAGTCAATATTCTCGGAACCCCTACAGCTGTTGTTGCTGCAGCCGTGCTTACCACGCTCGCCGCAATTCCCGTGATTGGACTGCCGATTGCAATCCTGAGTGGGCTCCTAACCCTTGCGGGCTCGGCTGTTGTGGGGTCTGTCTTGTTCGCCGCAGTGGGCCAAAGTGTCGGATTCCCAGGAGACACGACGAAGGCAGGCATTCGAAAGTGGAAAGCTGACTACCTTGAAACCACACAGAAGACACTGGCAGCATATGATGCGATGGACAAGACCAAACAGAAAGAAGTGTACGAGAAATCGAAGGCAAAGGCCGATGCAGACATAGCAAAAGCGAAAGAGAACGTACAGAATGATGAGAAAAAGAAAGCAGACCTCCGCTCCAGTGCGCTGGCGGCAGCAGTCGCCATCCCCGAGCCAGAGAAAGCACTACAGGAGGCAAAGAAAGAGGAAGTGGACATCGCAGCAAAGGTCGTCGAGTCTCTAAAAGGACCGGTTCCTCCCCCACCTCCTATAACCACGGCGGTTGTACCCCCTTCGGAGGAAGTACGTCCCACGGATTTCTATAAGTCAAAGCCAACCGACTTTAGCGATTCCAGCCGTGTATCGTTTGGTTCAAAGCAAGTGCGAAAGGCCGGCATGAAGTCCAGGCGTCGCAGGCCCAGGCGCAAGTCCAGCACCCGGCGCCGGTAGGGTTTTTCTAGCAACCCTACAAGGATGACACACAAACGTGGCCATCGGACTCGTCGTCGTGGTGGAGAAGTGACACAAACAACTCTGAACGCCAACGAACTCAAGGCAGCAGTTCAAACATCCCAGGCTCTTGCGACAGAGCTTATACGATTCATGAAGTCGTATTCAGACCAAACCCCCCCGGGATGTTATCTTGCGCGTGGCTCCCAGGCGATTCAGGTTAACAAGACCAACGTCACGGAGTCGGGAATCGACGCCATTCTCAAGCACCTTAATGAGAAGCGAACGTCCGCTTCGGTTGGTAAGAGACTACAGCAGGGTCTCTTCGGCCCGAGCGAGGCATTGGCAACCCATGAAGTCACGGCGGAGTTTCTGGAAAAGCTTCGAGCTTATTTAAAGAACCCAGGCTCTGCGACCGGTCCGACGTTCAAATGCGAAGACGCACCTCTGCGCATCCTCGCCCAACGGTTCGAAAAAACCGCAAACGACCTCAAGCCACTCTATAAACAATCAGAGGGTCCGGGAATGTTTGGCGGCCGAACTCGTCGTCGCATGCGGAAGGCCGGATTCCGGCTGGTTAGTAGCACGCCGCCTACGCCTCCGCCGCCAAAGAACGATAAGTTTTCCAATGAGAATCCGCTTGCGAAGGACACCATAGAGAAGAACGCCCTCAAGGTCAAAGTGCGTGCTAAACTGAAACAGGCATACAAGGACCAGCCGTTTGTAGATAACATGGTGCCCGGTCTAACTCTTGAACAATTAAGGAAAATCGATGAAGTTGATACCAACGACAAAGCAGCGCTTGATACAGTGGTAATTCCTATTAATTCCGAGTGGGCGAAGGGGGAGGAAGCGAAGAAGAAGGGCGCCTCTCGTCGCAAGTCTAGGCGCAAGTCGAGCACCCGGCGGCGGTAAGCGCTCCTAGGGCCGCCATCTGCTCCGCCTTCTTTCGAGTCGTCCCATGCCCATAGGCCAACTGCTTCCCGTCCGCATCGCAGACGGCCACACGAATCTCACCCTTCTTCGGGTCATTCGAGAGCATCACATATGCCGGCGTGCACTTGAGTTCCCGCTGGCAGTACTTCTGAAACAAGTCCTTGTAATTCGTTGGTTCCGAGACAATGTCCTCGATGTCCAGATAGGCCTCGAGAACAGTGGTCACGAACGTGTAGACAATCTGAAACCGCTGTCCACAGTCGGTCCAGAGCGCCCCCAGGAAGGCTTCGAAGATGTCGCCCAGCTTCTTCAGGTTGGCCCGGCCTGCGATGGCCGGAGACTCTTCGTTGTGCCGGCTAATCACATAGAATCGGTCCAGTCCAATCTGCTTCGAGAGTTTGCCGATGCATTCATTGTTCACCAGAGCTTTGCGAGCATCCGTGAGGAATCCCTGTTTGCGTTCCGGATACTTCTTGCGGAGGTACGTGGCCACACAACAGCCGAGCACCGAGTCTCCCTCGAACTCGAGGCACTCGTAGGACTCGTCCTGAAGGGGCATGACACCCTGGGGACACGGAGCCAGCTGGGCCGGTCGTCCATCGGGTGTCGTATAGTCAGTGCGTCTGACATACGTGGTGTGGACCATGGCTGTCTGAAACACACGTGGAGTGCGCACTTTGTAGTGCGGCAATCCATGCTTGTGGAGGATTTGATGAATCTCACGCTCAGTAAACCAACGATTCGCAGGGTTGTAGGGCGAGTAGACGTCCATTACGGTCTTCTCGTCTGGCATGTCTAGGTTCGTTTTAATAGAACTGAGGGAAGAAGGAGCGGAGAGCCCAGTAGACAAGGCCGAACACAACGGCGTGCGTCACGCTCTGAATGAGGATACCGGAGCCAGGAGGGAGGGCCAGGAGAACTCCAGGGGTAAGGATGACGAAGAGAATCACGGGGACGAGGATGTTTGCGTCGAGGGGGGCCATTTGTAGAAGAGTTTACAAAGTTTTCTTGTCCCAAAGTCATATCCATTGATGGTAAAATCGATGCATGTTCACACCCTGGTGACAAAAGCCTTGCACTCCACGCAGCATATGGTCCCTTGCCTTCTCCGAGTCCAGAGTGGCTTCCTGGCCGATTCGAACGTTCGAAACGCCCGAGCCCTCGCAGACACCCTTCAAGCAACCCTTCGTGACCTCCAGACGGCTCTCGAGAACCCACCCCCCGACAACCGCAACCCCCCTATCGTTCCTTTGAAGTGACTTACTCCAACGGTTTCAGTTCAAACGAGTACTCGGTTGCGGTGAGCTTCGGCTCATGGCGACGCACAATCTCTTTCATGACATCTGCCCCGTGCTCGGGGAGGATTTCCATGAGGTAATCGTGCAGTTGCTTCTTCGAAAGGGTCCACCCTTTCTTCCACTCTCCCGGCTTCTTCACCTGGAAGACCAGCTGGGATGCCTTCAATTCAATCTTGTCCGGGAGCGGTTCCCTCCGCTGGGCCTCGGCGTACGCCGCCGTAAGGTCGAGCTCCAGGGTCCTCCGCTGGTCCCGAAGTTCATTGGTGCGAGAGTTTAGCTCGGTGAGACGCTTGGAGACCGAGAGGTACTGCTCAAGTGTAGGGCGTAGAGTATCCATCCGTGGTGTGCTCCTCTGCACGAGAACAATGTGTCCGTTTTGAACAAGGGATATGTCGGTCTTTGACGAGCAGGAAATCAAACGCCTCTGTGAGGTCTACAACCGGGAGCACCCCCGGGAGAGCCCCATTGACTGCGAGAAGCCGGCCGAAGAGGTGTGGAACGAGCTCCAGCAGCGGCTGGGAGCCAAGTGCAAGACTGGGCGAGCCGAGTGCATCGTCAGCAGTCTGCTGCGTCGTCCCAAGGCCCCGAAGGAATGGATGCTCAACCGAGAGGAGTGGCTCTCGAGCGATGACATCGACGCCGTGGAGAAGAACTATGTCGACGTCTTTGCAGATTATGCCTACATGGGCTCGGTTCCCATCGACTTTGACCTTCAGGACGAGACCCGCAAATGCCTCGTGTCCACGCTCTGCAGCTTGAAATTGCCCACGCTCGTCGAGAAGGGCAAGGAACGCATCGGTATCGTCATCAACACGGACCCGCACGATGGACCGGGGCAGCACTGGGTTGCGCTCTTCTGCGATGTGCGCCCCGAACTCGAGTATCCCCGGGTCACCTACTTCGACTCGTATGCGAATCAGCCCGAGAAGGAGGTCAAGACGCTGATGAAGCGCTGGGCCGAGCAGTGGAATGCCACGGGCAAGCACAAGAACCCCATGAAGCTCACGTTCAACAAGACACGCCACCAGTACAAGGACTCGGAGTGCGGGATGTACTGCCTGTATTTTCATTACGCCTGTCTCATGAATTTGCCGATGGACGAACGCATCCCCGATGATGTTATCAACGCCTTCCGCAACCTGCTGTTTCGGATGCCCGCTCCAAACAAAGCCTCGGACAAAGAGTAATGGAAGTTCTCATTGCAATCGCCTTAGTGCTCTTGATTGCGTATCTTCTCTACGACGACTCCTTCGGACAGCCCATGGCCCCTCCTATGGCTCGCAAGCGGTTGTGCGACTACTATGCGGCCGGTGGTGTCTACGAGCCGCTGGCGTCGGTCCTGGCTCGAGGGTCTCGACTCTACGAGGTCCACGTGTATTCGGACGAGCAGGACCATCCGGTCGTCGCAACTCGTCCTCTCAACGAGGGCTACAATTACACCGAGGACAGTGTCTCCTTCGAGCAGGTCTGCGTCGACCTTGTGAATGATGCGTTCCCGAGCAAGGACCCGTTCATTCTCTCTATTGTGCTCCACACGGACAAGGCCGTCACGGCCAACGAGTGTGCATCTCACCTGAACACGACCGTGCGCCGCCATCTCCTGCCCCCGACGACTCGCTCGGTGGCTCGAGCCCCCATTGATGCCCTGGCGAACAAGCTCGTCCTGGTGTCAGGTGGCAACGTGCGGGGCACGGCCCTCGAACCGATGGTGAGTTTGTCGTGGTCCGGCGAGGACCTTCGCCGCCTGTCCTACCAGCAGGCCCTTCACCCTCGAGATGAGGCCGGTCTCGTCGCCTACAACCGGGACCGCATCAGTCTTGTCGCCCCGGAAACAGAGCTGCGAACGGTCAATGCCAACCCTGACCGACCCAAGTACCTCGGATGCCAGTGGAACGTGTATGACTCGTCGGGGGGTGGCT